TGCTCTAACCAAGTGTACTTTGGTGCTATTGATTTCTTCTGTACCAATGGGCAGATTAGTGGTGACTATGACAAGGTACGTAAGAAGAATACATCTAACTTTTCTATGGAAAGTTTCATCTATGAACTGACCAAAGCACGTACTGATTTCTATGAGCAAGCTGCCAAGATGCAGGTGTGGGCTAAGACTAGCCTCAAATACGTAGATGTAAGCTCATTGCTTGAGGGCATGATCACATCCAAACGTAAGGCTGAAAAGATGTACAGCTTGTACATGCAAGAAGCATCACAACGTGGTCACAACAAGTGGGCATTGTATTCTGCCTTCACCAACTATGCATCGTATGCTGATGAACGTAATGGGTTCAACCTGCGTAACACTGGCAACGATACACAGGCTATCAGCATGTGGTCACGTGAGCAAGAGGTATCTAAGTGGGTATCAGATAGTAAGTTCATTGAATTGGAGGCTGCATAATCCATGCCTAAACTACCACGATATGTACAAGAACGAGAGTCACCTTCGGGTGACATCTCATACCGTTTCAACCCACCACAGAACCTTGTAGATGAGGGCGTGGTCAAACGTGAGGAATATGGATGTGACTTAAAACAGGTACGCAAGATCGCACGTGAACATAACAAAGAGATTGATACGTATCGTGCAGAACAAGCACAAGTTGTACGAATAAAGTCAAGCAGCAAGGTGACTGATCTGATTAACTATTACTATATGTCTAATGACTTCAATGCTTTACGTGATACAACTAAAGTAGATTATAGGTATTTTCTCACTGTGTTACACCAGACAATGGGGTGGCGTAAGTATGAGTACGTTACCGCCAAGGTTGCAAAGCAAGCATACGAAGAGTGGGTCAAACGTGGCATAAGTTTTGCCAACCATGCGGCAACATGTGCCAGTAGGGTGTACAACTACGCCATTGACATGCAGCACACTACGTACAATCCTTGGGCAAATATAAAACGTAAGTCACCAGAACAACGTAAGGTAGTGTGGTCACACGGTGAGGTGAACAAGTTCCTTGACGTTGCATACAGTGACTTTGAGTACAGGAATGTGGGCTTGATTGTTCACATGGCATACGAGTGGTGTCAACGTCTGGGTGACATGCGTACCTTAACGTGGGACAACGTAGACTTTGATAACAGTATGCTTGAACTGGAGCAGAGTAAACGTAGGGCAGATGTAACCCTGCCCATATCGGATGGCCTGTTGCACATGCTCAAGGAACAGAAGAAAGACTTTGGGTTTCAGACTTACGTAGCACCACACCCACGTCCTGTTGACGGTACATACAATCCATATGCTATGGAAAGATTGTCAAAGGTAGGTCGAAGGGTTATGCGACTAGCTAAACTACCCGAAGAGCTACGGCTTATGGACTTACGTAGGACAGGAGTAACACAGATGGACAAAGAAGGTGTACCAATCAACCAGATCATGTCAGTGACAGGACACAATAATATCTCATCTGTTAAGCCTTATCTAAAACATTCGTACACAAGTGCAAATAATGCCTTGACACAGAGAAATGTATCTGTATCCTTGAGTGGAACGAACAACATAGAAAGTGATGTAGTATGAATATACATGATATTATAAGTGACTTATCACTTGTTAATGGTGAGACTAAACGTATGACATGTCCTGTATGTAACACAAAGAATACCTTTACTGTTACAAACAACATGGGTTCTATCGTATGGAATTGTTACAAGGCGAGTTGCACTGCGTCAGGTGGTACACGTACTACCCTCAGTGCAGAAGACATTCGCAAGTCTTTGGGTAGTGTTGCAGAAGAGACACACACTGCAACTTTCTCAAAGCCTGATTGGTTTGTGCGTGATGCCAAGAAGCTCAAGCCTTTCTGTGATGAGTGGGCTATAGACCCACAAGATTTAGGGTTGTTGTATGACGTTAAGGAACATCGTGTGGTGTTCCCTGTTGTACACAACAATGTTATGGTCGATGCCACAGGCAGATCACTGGGTAAACGTATACCTAAGTGGAAGAGATATGGAAAAAGCCACTTGCCATATGCTCATGGGTGTGGTAAAACGGCTGTAGTTGTTGAGGACTGCGTGAGTGCTGCTATTGTAGGTGATGGTGGTGTATATGTCGGGGTCGCAGTGTTGGGTACATCATTGTCCAGTGGACACAAGAGGTACTTGTCGCAGTTCTCAACAGCAATAATTGCATTAGACCCCGATGCTTTACCCAAGACATTGCAATTTGCAAGAGACTTACGACAACACGTTAAGACAGTAAAGATACTGTACTTGACTGACGATTTGAAATACAGAAACCCTACCGACTTTGATAACCTTACAACACTAGGAGACTGACACATGGAATTATCATTAATACGTAGCCTCATGGACAAAGAGTTCTATGATGAGCATCGTGGCGCACGTTGTCCCGACAGGCTATTCAGCAAAGATGTACGTAAGATCAAGCAGTCTATCGACACTGCTATGGATCGTTATGAACGTACCATAACACCTGCTGAGATTGAGGCGTTGTTCATGGCTAACAACCCAACCCTCACCACAGCACAGAAGCAAGCATACAGTCATCTGTTTCAACAGGTACAGAAGGAACGGCCTATGGGTAGTGACGTAGCACAAGAGGTGCTATCCAAGTTGTTCCAACAGGTCATTGGCGAGGACATTGCTAACCTTGGCTTTGACTATGTGAACGGTAGCAAGTCTAGCCTTGAGCCACTACGTGATATGCTTGAGCAGTATGGTGATGACTTCACACCTAACCTGCGTATTGATTGGGAAGATATCAACCTTGATACCATCCTTGCTATGACTGACCTTGAGTCACAGTGGACGTTCAACATCCCTACCCTTACACGTAAGGTAGAGGGTATCAATGCAGGACACTTGATTGAGGTAGGTGCTAGACCTAACACTGGCAAGACATCCTTCCATGCCTCACTGGTAGCAGGGCCGAATGGCTTTGCTTGGCAGGGTGCACGTGTCATTGTGTTGTGTAACGAAGAAGGATACCACCGTGTTGCCCACCGTTACATTACTGCTGCTACTGGCATGGACAAGTTTGAGATTGTGAAACACAAGCAGCAAGCACTGTCTATCTTTAACCGTATCCGTGACAAGATCATGTTCAAGGATGCGACTAGTCGTGACATGAACTGGGTTGAGTCTGTATGCAAGTCATACAAGCCTGACATTGTGATCCTTGATATGGGTGACAAGTTTGCACGTACTAGTGGCTTCTCACGTCCTGACGAGGCACTCAAGGCCAATGCCGTACATGCTAGGCAGATTGCAAAGCAACAAGAGTGTGCGGTGTTCTACATGTCTCAGCTATCAGCAGAGGCAGAGGGCAAGGTTGTACTCAACCAAGCCATGATGGAAGGATCACGAACAGGTAAGGCAGCAGAAGCTGACCTGATGCTAATGATCTCTAAGAACCCTACAGTAGAGGGACAAGAGGAAGAAGACAATCAACGCCACATCAATGTGGTCAAGAACAAACTGTCTGGGTGGCATGGCATTGTACACACAGACCTAGAGTACAAGATTGCGAGGTACGTAGCATGACACCAGATGAAATGGATCAAGTCATAGCTGATTTAGAAGAGGATTTTCCTGCACTGCAAGAGATTCTAGGATTGCGAGGTAGTAGCATGACCCCAAGAGAGTCATCACAGATAGAAGCTGAAAGAACTTTTGAAGAGTTCATAAAGTGGACAAAGAGATCGTGCATGTTTATTGCAATAGTATTATTACTGGTTGTCTTTGGTTGTAACAATGGAGTAGAGGTTGGTACAAAAAAGACAGGCAGTAAGTACAATGGTGCAGTCTATGAACCAAGTAATGTAGGAGAATAAATATGATTAAAGCAACATACATAGACCACATGGGCAGTGATCTGTCTGTCGTTAATGCAGCTAGAGTTAGCTTTGGTAAGAAGAGTGATTGGAAACACCCTTCTATCGGTCAGGAGTTTGGCCTGTCTGATCGTGACACCAAGCTAGTATACTACTTAGCAAAGCACAAACATACATCACCTTTTGGTCACTGCTTTGCTACTTTCCATGTCAAAGCTCCTATCTTTGTAGCACGGCAGCTAGTTAAGCATAAGTTCCTGCGTTGGAATGAGATTAGCCGTAGGTATATAGATAACGATCCTAAATTTTACGAGCCTAAAATATGGCGTGAACGAAGTGACGATAAAAAACAAGGGTCGAGTGATATAGAGGTCACTGAATTAGAGGATTCTGGTTGGGGTGAATATCACGAGTTTGATATAAACCACTACGATATGAAAAAAACTATAGAAGGTTGGCATCACAAATGTTATGACCTATATGATTTACTTATCCGTAATGAGGTCTGCCCAGAACAAGCACGTATGATACTACCACAGTCTACTATGACTGAGTGGTACTGGTCTGGATCATTGGATGCATTTTCTGATATGTGCCTGTTACGTTGTGCCAGTGATACACAGGTAGAGACACAAGAGGTGGCTAATCAAATCAGTCACAAGATGCATGAGCTATTTCCTGTGTCGTGGATGGCACTAGCTAAAGGGAGAGGGTGATGATTGAAGTAAAAATAGTAGAGATAGAAGAACATAAAGATGGTTCGGCTACTCTTCAAGTCGAGTGTGATCCACAAACATTTGCAGCTATCTTTAACGTGGGCTTTGTGGCTCTGGTTAAGGCAGGGCTAGAATCTGAATTGCAAAGGGACAAAAACTAAAGTTTTTTAGCTAAAAAATTAGGTAAAATT